AGGGATCTGGGCCAACTAAAAATCCGTCCCAGGTCTTTTTCATGTCCCTTAAACGATAACGAAACCCAGATATATCACAAATACCCCAAGCCTTTTTTCCGCTCGCAAAAGCCATTAGATAATTGTCCTAGACGGCAAAAAACGAGAGCTTACTGTGTCTATGTTTTCAGAGGCGGCTCGTGCCCATTCTTCGTCATAGATTTGTTTGAGCATTTGCACACGATCCGGAGTTCTTTTAATAGCTATATAATAAGCCAGTCCCGCTGCCATAGCTGGGAGAAACTCAAACGTTATTTCCAGTGTATTAGTAAAAACGCCCGCGTCTTGTATGCGAGTTAAAGCATAGTAGCGAAAAACATCTGTGGAGTTTTCTGGTGCTGGATATAAATACAGCTTCGGCGTTATGCTTTTTTCTACATAAAACTGCGTCGGCCTTGATTTCGTGCTCTTGTTTGGAAGATAGTGGTAATCACTACGACTAATCCTGTCTACTTGATAATCGGTGGTTGTTCCCCCAGAAGTGCGACGAATAACAGCGGAGAGCACATTAACTAGATCCGTGTCAAGATCATAGCTGGTAGTGCCTTCTGTTAAAGACTCCGTTCTTTCAACAATAAGCCAAAGATTTAATCCTCGATTCGCCCACTCAGCGAACATAAGATTAAGGGACCGCCTAGCTGTTTCCAGATCGTAGCCGGTCCTTAATTCTAGTCCGCAACGTTCAAACGCTTCTTCGATCAACTCGTCGACGTTTAGATCGAACGTAGTTGTTCCTGACGTAGCCATTAGTTATTAGGTGCTTCGTAATACTTATTGAACTCACACCAAACGGTGTATTCGTTCCCCGCATCAGCGGTGGACGGAACTACTAAGAGAACGTCTCCTGTGTATCCCGATGCTTCTGTATTAACTAGACCTCCAATTGAACTAAAGTCAAACATGTTGTCATAGGCTAAAGTCAAAAAGGTAACGTTTGTAGTTGCGTCCCAATCAAGAGATGCAGGTGCGTCAGGCGCTCCACTACAGGTGTACCAGATTTTGTTCAGCGCCACATGAGCACATGTTTCTTTATTAGCAGACTGGTTCAAAGCGGAAACGTCAACTAATGTTGTGCTACTGCCTGTTCCATCTGAATAAACAGAACAATATGTAACCAGTTTCTTATCGTAGTCGTATTGAATAGTTGGTCCTGTGACTGAATCAGCCATGTGTTACCTCCTACGAATCTGCGAATGGTGTTACTATAGTTCCTGATCCAAGAATGAGTCCTTCAACAGCATACTTAGCAGAAGCCATCGCGGTTACTTTTACAATACTACCAGCAAGTCCGCCCTTAGTGCTTCCGTTCATAGTAATAACATCATTACTTGAGCCAGATATAAAGGTCTTACCTGTTGCATCATCGACTCCAGTATAAAGACCGCCCACAAATTTATCTGTGCCGTCGGTCAGTATGTCCATATCTGTCGCTGCTGTAACAACTATAAATGTAAAAGTAGCGCCTAGATTATTGGTTTGGTTAGGATCGTCGTCACTGCCTGGTGCAGTTGCAACAATTGAAGGTAGTGTGAACTTACCGTCTGCGTCATTGGTTATCAAGACTTTGCCCGCATGCGATGCCACGGTCAAAGTTGTGTCAGCAGTCAAACTAACTACGTTAGCGTTTCCTGCGGAAATAAAACCAGCCAATGATTTAACTGGTCCCGAAAAGGTTGATTTAGCCATAATTTTCCTCCTAAGAAAAAAATAAGTCCTACCGTCTTGGCTTGTCTGCTAGGTCAGTCTGTAGGACAAGTTACTCCTAGATACAATAACTATACTACTTGGAAAGATGTGAAAAAGAAAGAGAAAGTGTGCCGGGTTGAGTAAGAAACCCCCGGCGAGGTTCCATATTAGGTTATGCTCCAGGGCTACCGAATACTGCTCTTGGATCACTCCATCCAAAAGAGTATCTTTCTCTAGCCTTATAGCGCACATTACCGGTGTCAAAATCAGCTTCCATAGAAGTTCTGATTGGTGAACGATCAAACATTTTGAATCCGTTCGGACAATCAGTCTTTATGAACCAAGCATCAGTGTCGGTTAGATAATGATTAACTGTATATCCTTCAGGGACCATGCCCATATTCTTAACAGCATTAATATCATTGTCTGAAGTACCAACTCTGCCAGGGCTCATCAATATTCTGTCAGCGGTGAATTGTAGCTCTTTAGGAATAATCATTTTCATTCCTTGTAAAGCCACTTTCAAGCCACGCTCGTCAGTAAAAGCTGCAATGTCAATTAGTGCTTGTTCTAATGAAGTTTCACTTAGGTCAGCTGCTGTAGAAAGCTCATTACGCAGATTAGCACCGCCCACAGTTGGGTGGTCCGTTGCGCAAAGCTCTTTCGTGTCGCCGCCTGGATAACTTGAATTGAACGCTCTATTTAACACAGATGCTGCTTTAACTTGCTTCGTGTTAGCCATACTTCGAGCAAGTGCTCTAGTATATCTTGCAGATAGTCTGTCATACAGATTATCTTCCACTGCTTCTTCAGTAATTGAGAAGGCCAATGCTATCGTTTCGTGAGTATATCTTGATGTAAACGCTTCTTGCGCTTGGTCAAAAGCTACTCCTGCTCCTTCTGACTTAACGGGTGCGGTATCAAAACCTGTTAACATTACTTCTTCTTCAAAAGCACGATCACTTGACTCCATGTCATAAATTTCTTCATGTTCTCTGTCATATCTATCGTACTCAAGTCCAAATAATGCGTTCAGGCCTGGAAGCAACTCTTTAACCAATTGCGCTCTGCTAATTGCCATTTAAATTACTCCTAAGTTCCTGCAACAGGACCTCTATAAGCATGTTCGTTAATTTGTACTACCAAATTAGCGTTGTCTGCTGTGAGATCGCCATTAATGTCATCTTGAACAACACCAACGATTTTAAGTTGTAGTCCTTGCGTTGTTGCTATAGTGCTAGAGTCCAGTTCGCGTGTGGAGACACCAGTTGTCGTACTGCCACCAATCCCATCAGTATCGGCATTTCTACCTATACATGTTTGAGCCGAAGCACCGTCCGCCTGAACAACAAACAATTGGTTAGGGTCGTCATAGATATATGCTTCTATGTCGCCACTGCCTAGTGCCGTTGTGCTGGCTGGATAGTAATTCTTAAAGGTAGGCGTGCCGTCAGTAGCAACATAATAACAATGTGAAAACACACCAACTAGGTTAGCAGAACTAGCTGCTGCTCTGTTGATAAATCCACTTGCGAATATACACAAATCACCTTGAAAGATGCTTGTACCATATCCAGTGGTCACAATATTATATTTGTTTGCTTCTTGAACGGCTGAAGCGACATTAAGACCTTTATAAGGTCTTAGCCCAAAGGCCTTGTCTACATTTGCCATTTAAACTTTCCTCTATTTCAAGAATTAAAATTAAGAACCCTTAGTTCGATGAACCTTGAGTTCCGCCAATTGTTACGCGAGATTGTCTATTAGGTTTACTAATTGACATGCTGGAATGACTTCCTTCCTTCATCATATCGTTGTCTACAGCGTCCATTTGACCTTGTTCCTTTGCAGTGAAAAAGGCTTTTCTTTCTTCTACAGTCTCGACTGGAATCCGGCAGAGAATCAATCCTCCAACTCCGATTACTCCTTGAAATTTGCCGTCCTCTACCACTGGAGCATCAAAATCTGGGTATTCGTCTGCTCTCACAGGCTCCCACCCTTCACGAAGTTTTGCCATGACATTCTTGCGATCGTCAAAGCCTCTTACTTCCATTCTGATCCAACGGTGAACGTATCCTTCAGGAGGATTCGGTGCATCCAAAGCGGATGGTGGTGCCCAAGGTTTTCTCGCTGCTTTTTTCTCGCGAGTCTGGGCTTCGCGTGGTTCGCGACTTGCGTCGACTTTATTATTTTTTTGCATTGTTGTCTCCACGTTATTCAACATATTTCGCGTATTCATCTAAAGGCACACCCAATTTTTTTGCTATTGCGACCTGTGAAGGTGTGAGTCTCACAGACTTGCGTCCAGTTTTAGCACTGCGTTTTGCAGGTGCCACCGCTTGAACGGGTCGGTTTTGCTGACCAGATTCCCCACCACCAAAGCGGTGTGGAAACTCGTCACGAATCCGTTTATCTATCTCACTATAATACTCATCGCTCGTCGCGTCAAACCCTTCGTTGAGAAGATCCTGGTGAATTACAAAAGACGTCATGGTCATGGCTCTGTCGTCGCCAAACCAAGAGTTGTCTTCTGCCCAAGCTTCTGCTTTAGGATCAGGAGGCGCTGGGCGCTGTTGTTCTTGTGAGAAGTCCTGTGTAAATTGTTGTGGTGCTGAAAGTTGTTGCTCTTGAACCGCTCTACTTTGATTGAGTGCCTGTACGCGTTGGGCCTCTACTGCAAGAGCAGCTAGTTTTTGCTGAGCTTCAACTTGTTTTTCAGTGTTTTGTTCTTCGTTTGCTGATTTTAATAGGTTTTTTGTTGCCTCGGTTTCAGCGGTGATTCGATTCGCTTCCGCAATTATATAGTTACTGTCTATGTTCTGCTTCTGCTCTTTTAATGTCGCGTTTTCCTTGTGTACATTTTTTGCGTATTGTGTCGCTGCTTGTTCTCTTCTTTCTGCTTCGCGCAGTCTTCCTGTTAGTTTGTCTATTCGTTTTTTTACGTTCTTGCTATATTCTTCGTGCTCGTCTTTTTCTTCGACAGCTTCTTCCGGTTCATTCTCCAAAATAGGTTTTGAAGGCGTTACGGCCTCAAAAGAAGGAACGGCGTCTTCTGGAAGTTCTACGTCTACTTCAGGACCTGAATCGTCAATGGGTACAAGTTCTTCCGCAGGGTTTAGGTTTAGTTTATGTTTTGGCATGGGTCTTTCCTCATGTTAAAATTGATGCAGAATTGCTTCTGGGTCTGCTACTCTGGCAATGATTTCATCATCGTTGAGTATTTTTATTTCACCGCCCTCAATTTGAAAACGAGAACCGGCGTATCGTCCAAACAATACCCAATCCCCTTCTTCGCACCAAGGTCCAGTAGAAAATCTTTCTCCGCTATAGGCCAAAGGACCTACTTTTAGGACATATCCTAAAACGGTACTTATTTGTTGCCTTCCAAGCGTTTCGTCTGTTAATTCAATTCCCCCCTTTGTGGTTCTTTTGCCTCTATATGGAAGAATCATAATTCGCCATCCAGTTGGATCTGGAAGCTGGTCTAATAATGAAGTCTCTATTTTTTCGGGGTTTAGAGTTGCCCCTTCGTCATAGGCT